ACCTTTCGTTTTATTATGGCTACATACGAAACGAAGTCCATGTCTGTTAACCACGAAGTCAAGGGCAACCTCGCCCGTCTCCTCGCAACTGAAGATCTGGTTGTGGAACACAAGAACGTCTCCACTGCATCGTTCAATGTGAATACTCGTGTTCTGATTCTTCCGAAGTGGGAAAAAGCTTCTAGTGTTGTTTACGATATGCTCGTGGGTCATGAAGTTGGTCATGCACTTTATACTCCAAATGAAGATATTCCTAAATCTATTCCACATCAGTTTGTGAATGTTGTTGAGGACGCTCGTATCGAAAAGTTGATGAAGCGTCGTTACGCTGGACTGAACAAGTGTTTTTACGGTGGTTACGAAGAACTTCATGAAGATGATTTCTTTCAAATCAAAGATGAAGATATTTCTACTTTCAATCTAGCTGACCGTGCAAACCTTTTCTTCAAGGTAGGTAATCATCTGGACATTTCTTTTACCGATGAAGAAATGGAACTTGTTCGTATGATTGATTCATGTGAGACTTTTGCTGATACTCTTCTCGCAGCGGAAGAACTCTACAAATATTGTCAGGGTGAGGAAGAGGAACAGACAAAGGTTGGGTCTATGGACAACAACGAAAGTAATGCAGGCGGTTCAGATCCTGGTGACTCCGCAGATCAATCTATTGATGAAGATTCCCCCGAAGAGTCTGGAGACAACGGTCAGAAGACTCCTGGCGATCAGTCTGAGGGTGATTGGGATCAACCATCCGACACTGGTGCAAATCATGGTGGAGAGTCGCATGATCCCGAAGTCAGGACTGCTGATAATCTCGAAGAGTCTATTCGTGATCTAGTGGATACTAGTGATTCATATGATAATATCTACGTTGAACTTCCTAAACTCAATCTTGATACTGTTATTGCTTCAAACTCTGAAGTTCATGCGGAGATCGATCGTTGGTGGAAAGTGACTCAAGAAAGAATGTCTGTAGTTCATGAAAATGTTTTTGATGAAGTTGATAAAAAGTTTGTTGAGTTCAAACGTTCCGCACAAAAAGAAGTAAATTATTTGGTAAAAGAATTTGAATGTAAGAAGGCTGCAGACTCCTACGCTCGTGCAACCACTTCTCGCACTGGTGTTCTAGACTGTACCAAATTGCATTCTTACAAGTTTAATGAAGATCTCTTTAAGAAAGTTACCACTCTTTCCGATGGGAAAAATCATGGACTAGTTTTTGTTCTTGATTGGAGTGGTTCAATGTCCAATGTTATGTTGGATACTATCAAACAACTTTATAACCTTATTTGGTTCTGTAAGAAAGTCTCTATTCCTTTTGAGGTTTATGCATTTACCAATGAATGGCGTGGGAATTATTATGATGAACAAGGTAATTGGATTCGAGTGGAACCTCACTACACTAAGAAACATGGAATTGTTCAGGTGGATGAAGGTTTTTGTTTAATGAATCTGTTTACCAGTAAGACCAACAATAGAGTCTCTGAGTCGCAGATGATTAATATTTGGCGTATTGCATCTCAGTTTTCAGCTCACTGGAGTCAAACTCCTATGTATCAACATCCCCACAGGTTGTCTTTGTCTGGCACTCCTCTGAATGAAACTCTTGTTGCACTTCATCAAATTCTTCCAAAGTTCCGAAAGGAGAATAAACTCCAAAAGGTTCAGTGTGTTATCTTGACCGATGGTGAAGCTGCTCCTTTGAAGTATCACAAAGAATTCAAGAATCGTTTTCCACAAATTACAGAATCTGAGGAAGTTTATATTGGTCTGAATCGTATTCCTGGAGATTCCGCCTTCCTTCGAGATCGTAAATTGGGAACCACCTATAAGTTTGGATATGAATATCATGAGTTCAGTGATATTCTTCTTCGAAATCTCCGTGATAATTTCCCAGAGGTAAACTTTATTGGTATGCGAGTTTTGCAATCTCGTGATGCTAATAGTTTTATTCGCCGTTACTATGGTTGGTATGGAAAAGAACTTGATAAAGTCATGACCGAATGGAAAAAAACTAAGTCATTCTCTATTAAAAAATCTGGTTATCACACTTATTTTGGACTTTCTTCTGCTGCTTTGTCTCAAGATGCTGAGTTTGAAGTAAAAGAAGATGCAACCAAAGCACAAATCAAGTCTGCATTTACAAAATCACTGAAGGGTAAGAAAATGAACAAGAAAATTCTTGGAGAGTTCATTGACTTGGTTGCTTGACTAAATAACTAAAAAGTACCCTTTTAAAGATGGATCATAATGTCATTAACGGTATAAATGAAGCCTATACCGAAATTAAAGAAGCATATACAGTTCAAGGACATGCCAGAATTGGTAGCACTCCTGCAAAGGCTACAGATAAGTCCGTATCAAGTGCAGTAGATAAAGCACTTGCAAACAGAGGAACTGCGGTATCCGCTTCTTCTGAGAAGGGTAAAACTGGTGTGACTGGTGGTGGATCATTCCGAATGAGTGGTTCAATTGGTGGTGGTAAATCAAAACCAAAACCAAATCCAGCACCAACGGGTGGAAGTAGACCAAAACCAAAGCCTACTCCTGCTGCGAAACCTACTTCTGCACCTAGAGTGCAGAATCCAGCAGCTTCTCCTGCACGTAGAGTTCAGAATCCCGCTGCCAGTACTCCCACACGTCGTCCTAGTGGTTCTTCTGCTCTCGGTGGTGGTATGAGTATCGGCCGAGGTGGCGGTGGTGGTGGAATGATGAGAATGGATACAATGTCGGATGTAGATACTTACAACCTAGTTCTTGAGTATCTTCTAGATGAAGGTTTCGCTTCAACCGAACAATCTGCTGATAAGATCATTCTCAACATGAGTGAAGCATGGTTTGAGGATATTGTGGAACTCTACAAGGGTAAGCACGGTCAGTCTGAAAAAGAGTATAAAGAAGAACTTGAGTTAGACGAGAATCGTCGTGCTGCACGTTCTGCGGGAGGTTACAAGGACGACTCAAAAAAACAACCTGATCCTTCTAAGGATGGATTTACTGGTATCGGTAACATGAGCATCGACCAGATTCGTAAGATGTCTGCTCGTATTGAGAAAGAAAAGTCAAAAAAAGACGTTAAAGAAGGCGTTCGTGATGATAAAACTGCTGAACGCAAGGCACGTCTTGAAAAGAAAAGAGGTATGAAACTCGATGATCATCCCGAGTATAAGAAAGAAGTTAAGGAGGGTAGAGAAGAAGACGCAAAAAAGTCTCTTGACGCTGTAAAAAAGCGTCAAGAAGTCCTCGATGATCACGAGAAGAAAACTGGTAAGAAACTAGATATTACCAAGACACCTGAACATAAAGCGCACAAACAAAACTTCCCTGGTGCAAAACGCACTGGTAAGAAAGAAAGGGGTGCTAAAGAAACCGATCTCGAAAAACACAACAGAAGAGTGCAGACTTATATCGATCGTTTGAAGAAGCACGGTAAAACCAAAAAACAAAAACGTGATGATGAAGCCATGGCGAAACACACTTCTCGTTACGACTGATGTAAAAAATACTTCGTTATGAATTCTTTTGAAAAAACTAAAGCGGTAACCTATGTGTTTGAATTGGAGGATGAAAAACTCCTCCGATTGACTTATTTACTGCAACCAAATAGTTTGCGTGAAAAATGGATAGAAGAAATAAAAAGTTATAGAAAAAATAAGACCTGGTTGGATCTTAAGATCACAAATAAAAATTCATCTCACTTGGATGAATTGAGGGATGTACTCAATTCCATAGTTGGAGATCTTAATGATGCATATGGTGTTGAAATGTTGCCACCATTGAAAAATACAAAAGATATAAGTAGGAAGTCTCTAAACTATTTGCATGAGATCTTCGAAGACTATGGTGCCAATAGTTCGTGGTATAAAAGTGAGAGAGTCCATGAACTTTGGTTAAAGTTAAATGAATATATTCACATAACAGAAATTGCAATGGCAACTTCTGCAGATACTTTTCCCCAATACAGTGCGTTAGTTACAGTTTATCCGCCGTATCCAGGACATAAATTAGAAGAAAAGGATAAACTATTTCTATCTACGAATTTTTCGTGGGGACAACTTTATCTTGGATATAATACTTTAGGTAAGGACTATCTGAGTACAGCAGAAAATAATGATGTAAGGGTAGTTACAAATGGTCAGGTAAAAGTCCAGGAGAGGTATAGTTCTGAAGCATGGCTTTGTTTTCAGGATTTGCCCATGCAACAAAAAGTGATAGAGATGCAGTTATATCATTGGTATGAATTACTTGATGAAGAAACTAAAAAACTAATTCCTATAGACAACCTAAATGTTATGGGTTTAGGTAGATACTATCTTGGACACATTTTGATTACTAAAGATCTTTTGGACTTTCATCCCATCGAAAAAGATTGGTATTTTGATGAAGACTTACATAAAAGATGGAACAATGAAGTTTTTTCAAAAGTTAAAAAAATAAGAAATATGAGAATCCATGAATCAAATAATTGGTAAATTTATTGAGTCTTCATTGAAGAATCAGTGGCGTCCTACTAGGGTTACAAAACAATTTGATGTATTTGAGTCTGATTGGCCATTTCTTCAAATAGATTTTGAAGATGACTTCCAAAAGATGCATGAAGAGTGTATTCGAAATGATCATCTTTTTGTTGGACATCGACAGAAGGATAAACATTTAAGTTACTCACATGAAGGTTGGGGAGCATTGACCTTACATGGAATACGATCTGATGCAACTGAACATTATGATCAATATGGGTTATCTGAACCAGACTATAACTGGACAGAAGTTTGTGAATTATTTCCTACTTGTACAAAATTCTTAAAAAAATTAGGTTACCGATCTTATGATAGAGTCAGGATCATGCGACTTGCTCCTGGTGGATATATTATGCCACATGCGGATGGCAAGGGAAGAATCTTTGGTCCTTTAAACATAGCTATCAACAATCCAGATGGATGTGGATTTTACTTTGATAAGTGGGGTAAAGTTCCATTTAAACAAGGAACTGGATTTTTCTTGGATATCGGTAACGTCCATGCAGTTTATAATAATAGTGATGAACCAAGATATCATTTCATTGTTCATGGAGACATAAATGAAAAACTGATAACCAAAGCACTCGATCAAATTCCTAAAAAAGAATATCATCAATCATATTCGAAGATTAAATCAATTAATAAAATTACAATCGTTGGTGGTGGTACATCTGGATGGCTTACTGCTGCATTTCTTTTGAATAATTTAAAATTTGATTGTGAAATTGTTTTAATTGATAAAGAAGAATCAAAATCCGTGGGAGTCGGTGAATCCACTCTCAAAGGATTTAGAGAGTTTATGGAGGGCTGTGGATTTTCTGTTGAAGATTGGTTTGAATCAATAGATGCTACTTTTAAGTCTGGTATTTTATTTACGGATTGGCAAAAAGAAGGTTCTAATTTATGGCATCCTTTTGTATTCCCTTCTTTTGATGGTCTTGGAACTAGTCTTTTAAATCTTTGGACAAAAAATAAAGATTTGGATTATCTTACATATTCTTGTCCAACATATAACCTTAGCATAGAAGGTAATAAAGTTGATCCATCCAATATCGAAAACTATTCTTATCACATGGATTGTGGTAAGTTGGTTCAATTTATTAAATCTAAGATCATTGATAAGATTACATATCTTTCTTGTGGAGTTCAAAAAGTAAATAGAAACTCTAGAGATGGCGTGGAATCTATCGTTCTTGATACTGGTGAATTGATTCAGTCTGATTTATATGTTGATTGTACTGGTTGGAAAAGACTTTTAGGATCGAAACCAGACACTGTTAATTGTAGGGATAGATTGTTCTGTGATACTGCAGTTTCTGGTCCTATTCCATATAAAAATAAGGATGAGGAGATGTCTCCATATACTACATGCGTTGCTGTTGATCATGGATGGATATGGAAGGCTCCCAATCAATCTAGAATTGGTTCTGGATTAGTTTTTAATAGATCAATTACCGATGTTGAAGATGCAAAAGAATATTTTGCAAATTATTGGGATAATAGAATTGATAAAGATAAATTAAAGGTATTGGATTGGACACCATATTATCATAATAATTTTTGGCAAGATAATGTTGTTTGCATTGGTCTCTCTGCTGGATTTATAGAACCATTAGAAAGTAGTGGTATTGCTCTGATATGGGTAGGTATTATTGGAATATCGGAATCATTGTCCGGATCTAACTATACTAATCTTGATGTAGAAGTCTTTAATTCAAGAATGAAGTGTTTCTTTGAATCATGTATTGACTTCGTAAATATGCACTACTCTCATAATAAAAGAGAGAGAGGTAAATTTTGGAAGTTTGTGCAAGAAAATTTTGCCTTTACAGAAGTTCAAAAACATTATGAGAATGAGACTTTAAATAATCCATACACTCTTCCTAGTGGTGGTGACTATATGTTCCAAGGAGAGAATTGGTCAATGTTTATGTGTCAACTTTTAGATTCACAATTTATAGAACCAAAACAAGATGGTCTCAGCAAAGACCAATCGAGAGTTCTGATTATGGATTTTTACAATAATCAAATAGAAAAACATAATAATTCTATTCTTCATAGTGATTTTATAAAAGGTGTAAAGTTACCTGATTCCAACCAGAAGACAATCTGTTATGGTGTTTATAATCAGAGAAAGAGTATTAATAATTTTTCAATGTATCTGAGGTCCAAAGGTGCAACCTTATTCTATCTCAATCGGATCAATAAGGATTTGAAAATAATTTGTAGAGATGAGATTCATGAGATATTGCAGGAGGCATTGGATTGTGGATATGAATATTGTGTTATTCAATCTTCTGGATGTACTTTGAAGAGTTTTAATTTTGATGAAGAAATTGCAGACTTTATAGAAAATAATAACTTTGGTATTGCTGGACATATCCTTAATTGGCCTGGGAAATGGTTGGAGTTGCACCCACAGTTTTTCATAGTTAATGTATCTGCATGGGAGTCTGTTGGGTGTCCAGAGTTTGGTGACTGGTATTCTGAAGAACAAATGTTACCAGTTATTGAAAGAAGTGTTGAAAACTTTCATGACGATTATACTCCCATTTGGGTAAAGTATTCTGGTCATGAGGAGATGCAACCTAATGCTGGCAGAGGATGGAATCTTCTAAGATCAATGTTGGTGAATAATTTCCCTGTCATTACACTCAGTGAAAAACTGCGTTTAAATAAATTTTATTATTATCCTGAGTGTGATACTGAAAAATTTGAAGATAGTATTAAAACTCTAACTCCATATGAAGGTCAGAACTGGAATCAAAAAACTATGTTATCCGAAGTGAAATCTGTTAAGGATCAAATATGGTTGTTTAATAGTGAAACAATGGACATAACAAATGAGGGTAGTTTTGATTTAGTTGCTAATACTGCAAGTGGATTTAAATTACTTGATATCTTTAGGAATGGAAAGTTAAATGAAGACGGAAAAGTAATAGTTTATGACTTTAATGTAAAAAGTTTGCAGTGGTATAAACATTTTCATAGTTGGAAAAATACTAATCTAGTAGATTGTATTAGAAGTTTTTCTCAAAAAGATTATTTTACTTGGTCTGGTAAAACTTCTAATGAATACTTCGAAGATGGTTCTTTTATGGGATTATATAATGATTTGATGAATTATTTTGGAGGACCAAAAAACTTTGGACAATATTGGCGATTATTTAAAAAAACGCCAACGAAGTTTGTTGTTGTTGATTTGTATCAAGAACCAGAAAAATTTGCTAATATTTTTGTTGGAAAGGGTAGAAAGTTTATAAATCTATCCAATATTTTTTCCACAGACGCTACAACTATCATATACGGACATAATGAAGTTCAATCTTCCCAACAGAAATGTCTGTCATCATTGTATGTTGTTGATCCAGAAATAGAAATTTCAATTTTTGATTTTTGGAATAGACATTTGGTTGGCAAGATAGAGAATATACTATGAGTGGACACTCTACAAACTTGCACAAGGGGCCTTTCGTGACCCCTTCTTTTATCGTATTATGTATTCAGTTGAGAAACACACAATCCAATGCCTCGTTCCAAGATGACTGATGATCAAATCCTTGAGGGTCTCAAATCTTCTTATGGATCTGAAATTACTTCTGGAGATGTCAAAGCCTATTGTGCGATGAATAGTCTCTCATATCCTACGGTCACTCGTCGTCTGGATTCCTATAAGGTTTCCCGTGGTCGTTGGAATCTTGAAGTAACAAAGAAGACAGTCGAAGAATTGGAGACTTCTTATAATGCTCCTGCAGTTATTGCTGCAGTTCAACAAAACCTCATTCCCGAAAAAGATGATTCCTTCGTCAAGTTTGGTAATTTCAACGATATTCGCAAGATTATTCAATCGAAACTGTTCTATCCGACGTTCATTACGGGTCTGTCGGGTAATGGTAAAACGTTCTCGGTTGAACAGGCCTGTGCTCAGTTGGGTCGGGAACTGATTCGTGTAAACATTACTATCGAAACAGATGAAGATGATCTCATTGGTGGATTCCGTCTTGTCAATGGTGAAACCGCTTGGCACAATGGTCCGGTCGTCGAAGCCTTGGAGCGCGGTGCGGTTCTACTGCTTGACGAGGTTGACTTGGCTTCCAACAAGATTCTTTGCCTTCAATCAATCCTCGAAGGAAAAGGTGTCTTCTTGAAAAAAATCGGTCGTTTCGTCAAACCCGCTGCTGGTTTCAACGTTATCGCCACTGCAAATACCAAGGGTAAGGGTTCTGACGATGGCCGTTTCATTGGGACTAATGTTCTGAATGAAGCTTTCCTTGAACGATTCCCTGTGACTTTTGAACAGGAATATCCCTCTGTTGCAAATGAAGTCAAGATCCTTGATAAAGTTGCACAAACTCTGGGTGTTGATGACACCGACTTCTGCAAGCGTCTCTGTGACTGGGCTGATATTATCCGCAAGACCTTCTATGATGGTGGTATTGAGGAAGTGATTTCTACCCGTCGTCTTGTTCACATTGTCCGTGCCTACAGCATCTTCGGTAACAAGGCAAAAGCAATTGATGTTTGCACCGCACGTTTTGATGATGAAACTAAAATGGCATTCATTGAACTTTATGACAAGGTGGACGCTGACTTTGATATCACCGCTACTGGGGAAAAGATTCCTGTTGACCAGGAAGTTCCTTTCTGATATAATTGGGGGAAGGTAAAAACTGACTTCCCATTGTTATGCAAGATGACACTATTGAACTAAAAGATGGCATGACCCCTTGGGGTCATAGTGACCACGAATTCTTAATTCAGAACAACATGAGTGAAAACATTATTATTCCCAACTCTCCAGCAACTCCCTGGAAGTACAATGAAGAAGAAATTGTAAAAGAACTTCTTGAGTACATCCGTGGTACTTATAATCAACACTATTCTGCTGGTGATGATCAAATTCAAACACTTGATTTGATCGAAGCCTGTGGAGATGGTGAGGCATTCTGTCGCAGTAATATTCTCAAATACGCTTCACGATATGATAAGAAAGGTACTGCTCGTCGTGATATTATGAAGATCATGCACTATGCAGTTCTCCTTATGAACTTTAACGACAAAAACGCCCAACGAGAAACCTACCCTAACCGATGAAACTCCAAGAAAAAAACATGCAACTTTCTCAAAAGACTCTTTCTCTTCTTAAGAACTTCTCTGGTATCAACCAGTCTATTCTCTTCAAGGAAGGTAACAAACTCCGCACTATCAGTGTGATGAAGAACATCCTCGCAGAAGTGCAGGTTGATGAAGAGTTTGAACGTGATTTTGGTATCTACGATCTGAACCAGTTCCTGAATGCAATGTCTCTGTATCAGGATCCTCAACTGGACTTTAAGAACGATAGTTATGTGACTATCCGCGAAGGTAAGTCTCGTTCTAAGTACTTCTTCGCAGATCCTGCAGTGATCGTGACTCCTCCTGATAAGTCCATTACTCTTCCCTCTGAGGATGTTTCTTTTGAACTGAACACTCAACAGTTGGATAAACTTCTCAAAGCTGCTGCAGTTTACGGTGTTCCTGATCTGTCTGTGGTTGGTGAAGCAGGTGTGGTGAAACTGGTTGTCCGCGACAAGAAGAACGAAACTTCTAACGAATATTCTCTGATTGTTGGTGAAACCACTGGAACCTTCACTCTAAACTTCAAGGTGGAGAATATCAAGATCCTCCCTGGTTCTTATGAGGTGGTGATCTCTCGTAAACTTTTGTCTCGATTCCAGTCTGAAGACAAAAATCTGACCTATTATATTGCTCTAGAACCTGATTCAACTTACGATGAATGATCACAGTAACTAGAATGAGAATCTTAGGCAGCGTTGGTGTTATCGTTGCCTATTTCATTATTCTTCATGTCAATGTCTTATGGGGTGTTATTATCAATTGCATCGCAGATCTTATCTCAATTCCTTATTTTGTTAGAACTAAAGCATGGGATGTTGTTATAATGCTCTCATTCTTATTTGCTATTAGTATCAGCAAACTTCTATCATGAATCCAAACACTTTAAGAATCACTGGAAGTACTCTTCTTCTAACAGGATATTTTGTTCTTCTTTATGTTGATGTCTTATTGGGATGTTGGTTTAGATTATTGGGTGGATTGTTAATGCTTCCCTTTGCTATCAAAATCAAAGTTTGGGATGTGGTTGGTTTACAATCCTTTTTTGCGATGATAGACTTATCTAAGATTATTCAACTTTCGTTATGACTGACAATCCTTTAAGCCAAGTAAAAAATACTAGAAAAACTTACAGTAAACATCTTGAAAAAGTAATTACTGAGGTTCAGGTGCAATTCTCTGATGAAGATCCTGCATGGATTCCATTAGAAACTTTATTGGCAATGAAAAAAATTTCTAAGTAATTTTTTATTTTTATTATGAATATCTTTGTGACTTCTCCGTTTCCTGCGGAAAGTGCAATTTGTCTTCCAGATAAGCACATCGTCAAGATGCCTCTGGAGTGTTGTCAAATGCTCTCCATCGTTGCATCTGAAAAATGGGGTCATGGGTATGGAACCCTCCCCAAACTTGATGGTACACCATACAAAACTGAAAAAGGTGCTTTCAGAAATCATCCCTGCACTCAATGGGCAAACCAAACGATTGACAATGCGTATTGGTTGATCAAGTGGGGATTGAATTTGTGTTCTGAATACTCTTTGCGGTATAATAAAATTCACTCCTGTGAAGGAACGTTGACCCATGCCTATTACCTTTTCCCTAAAGGTAAGATTACCAATGTGACTCCCTTTGCTCGTGCAATGTATGATGAGTTTAAGTATGATGATTCCATTGATACTTTTACTGCATACAAGAGGTACATTGCCTCAAAACCTTGGGTAAAAGATAATTACCTTCGAATGCCAACCCGAAAACCTGAATGGGTTTAATTTATTATGAACAACACTGACTTTCTGTGGGTCGAGAAGTATCGTCCCCGTAAAATTGAAGATTGTATCCTCCCAGAGTCTAATAAAAAGACTTTTACAGAGTTTCTAAATAAGAAAGAGATCCCCAATCTTCTCCTTGCAGGTCCTGCAGGTTGTGGTAAAACAACTGTTGCAAAGGCTTTGTGTGAAGAGTTGGGAGTGGATTATTACGTTATTAATGGATCCGATGAAGGACGATTTCTTGACACGGTGCGAAATCAGGCAAAGAACTTTGCTTCGACCGTCTCACTTTCTGCAGCTGACGCAAAACACAAAGTCATCATTATTGATGAGGCTGACAACACAACCCACGATGTTCAACTCCTCCTACGGGCGAATATTGAGACATTTTATAACAACTGTCGATTCATCTTCACCTGTAACTACAAAAACAAGATCATCGAACCCCTCCACTCCCGATGTGCAGTCGTCGAGTTTGGAATCAATGGAAAACAAAAACCTGCAATCGCAGCAAAGTTTTTCTCACGCATCCAAGAAATCTTGGATACAGAAGGTGTTGAATATGATAACAAGGTCCTGGTAGAACTTATCAACAAACATTTCCCTGATTGGCGTCGTGTTCTTAATGAGTGTCAACGATACTCTGCTGGTGGTAAGATTGACTCCGCAATCCTTGCTGAATTTTCTGATGTAAATACTAATGAACTTATCCGAAATCTTAAAGAGAAGGATTACCCTGCTGTCCGTAAGTGGGTCGTTAATAATCTGGATAATGATCCTGGTGTACTTCTTCGGCGTATTTACGATGCTCTTTACGGCGCCCTTGAAGGCCCTTCTATTGCTGCTGCCGTGCTCATTATTGCTAAGTATCAGTATCAAATCGCATTTGTTGCCGACCAGGAGATCAACCTCCTCGCGGCGTTAACCGAAATTATGGTGGAGTGTAACTTCAAATGAACTTCATTTCTTCTACAGACATTAAAGAATTTGGTTCTTATCCAGATAGAAAAAATAGTTTTGATGATGAATTGGAACTAGATGTTGCAGTAAAATTCATTTCAAAGTATCTTAATTCTGGAGAGATTATCAAGAAAAAACCTTTTGGAAAATATGGAGTAGATATTGCAGTATTTGATGAATTGAACAAATTAAAG